TTCTTGTTGTTCCCGAGAGCGTCCATCAGGGCGTCAATAAACTCGAATCCGGCGGATCGGCCGAGTGTGCTCTTGAGGTTCGGGAACTGGTTGAGGTTGCCGAGAATGCTGTCGATCCCCTCGGCCATGTTCCCGATGGCGTCCGCCGACCGTTCCAGAAACCGCGTGATGATCTCCAGCCGACCGCCCTGGATGAGCACATTGAATATCCCGGTGAAAGAATTCTGGACCTTGGTCATCGCGTCTTTGAACGCCGCCGCTTCGGCCGCAGTTTTGCCGGTGACAAGCTGATGGTGTTTTCTGGCGAGCGCAATCATCTCGTCCATACCACCTGCGGGAATGTTCAGGAAACTGGTTGTTCCGAATATCTTTTTCGCGATGGCGGCCCGCTCGGATTTGTTTTCGATCTTGCCGATTTTGTCGAGAATCGATGTAAGCGCCTTGTCCGGGTTTTTCGAAAGCTCCTTCATCTCCTTAAACGAAATCCCCAGTTCACGGAATGCCGCGTTCGACTGGTCCGCCGCCTCTGCGGTCTCATTCATCTCGTGACCGACCATCCGGAAATAGTGGTCGCCGGTTTTCTTGGCTTCCTTCCCGAGTGCGGCCAAGTTGATTTCCATGCGCTTGATGCCGCCCTCGAGTTCGCGCATGCTCACATCGCTCAGTTCGGCGGTGTAGCGCAGCGCGCTCAACGACTCGACAGAGATTCCGACGCGCTCGGACATCTTGCCCAGTTCGTCGGCGGTATCAATCGAACTCTTAAGCAGGCCGGCAATCCCGGCCGCGGCTCCAGCGATCGCCGCGCCGATGCCAGCGCCCAGCAGGCTCGCGGTGGATAACGTCGACGCAAGTCCAGATTCGAACATCTGCAGATCACGCGTCGCCGTGGTGATCGGAGTCCTGAAGCCGTGGGTATTGGCAACGAACTCCGCAACGTATTTGCCGATTTGTCGTGTGGCCATTTACTCGTCCTCTTGTTTCTTCTGATCGAACCGGCCCTGCAGGTAGGAGAGCGCCGTTCTGACTTCCGTTAGAACGGCCACGTGTTGCCGGGTGCATTCCTGGTGACTCTTTATCCACTCGTGGTGTCCCTTAAGCATGCGCCAGGCCGAACCAATAAAGACCAGGATGCTTCCGAGGGTAAGGACGTTGCCGAGATTGATTGTGAGGTCGAACTGCATTCACGCCCTCATCCGTTCATGCCACAGCCAGGCTTCGTAGGCTGTGCGCCCACTGGCCCACTCTGACAGTGATACGAGTTCGTCGTTGCGTTCCACATCGGCCTCGATGAACGTCGCCTTGCGCCACTTCGTCAGGTCGCGGTCGTCGTCGGCCAGTTCCGTAGCTGGATAGAACGCGTTCCACTGAACTTGGAACATTTGGGGCCCGCCCGGTAGCGGAGACGATACGGAGTCGTCTAGAACCACGACAGGCCCGATACCGTATGCGCGAACCTTGCCCCAGTGGTCCTTATCCTCACGAAGCAGCGCCGAGTGCTGCCGGATACGGTTTTGCCGGTCTAAATGGCCCTTGCTCACATGACGTTCAGGCCGAAATTGGGCGCAATTCTTTTTGCCGACTACCGCGCGCTTGGCGTGGGCGCCAGCGAGAACCTTCTTTCGTTCCTTCCGAATTGCCTCAAGGTCGGCTTCGGTGAAGTCGAACGCCAGATATTGCTGGAGGCCCTTAAAACCACCGTCGCCCGCCTTGAACCGCTTAACCGGCTCAATCCCAATTCGGCGCGCATAGAGGCCAACCATCTGGAACGATATGCCCAACTTGCCGGCCGCTTCTTTTGTGGTCATTACCGGCCGATCTGAATGGCTCGAATCCAGTCGACGGACATGGTCTTGGCCACGGCCTCGCCGGTCAGGAAATGAATCGACGGCGTGAGCAGTTCGTCGTCGGGAATGTTCGCGGTGTGCGAACCGGCCGAAACTCCGTCAACGAAGAATTCGACCGTGGTCCCGTTGAAGAAGAACTCCAGCGTGACATACGTGTCGTCGACGGCGACGCCTGCAACGGCTGTCTCTGTTTCGGTCGAGTTCTTCTCCGTCACGGCCGCGATGTTCGCGGAACCGTCGACCTTGCGGAAATACACTCCATCGGTCAGCCCGCCCAGCAGCGTCGTGTCCGTGATGCACAGCCCGACCAGAAAATCGGACTGTGTCTTGTCGCTGATCTTCAGCCGGATACCGAAATACGTCGCCGCCTGCGAAGAACTGAACCCGAAGTTCTCGCCGATTTTCTGCAGGTTGATGCCGTCGTTTTCGTTGGCGTCGGTGGTCAGCAGCAACACGCCGGCGCTTGCGTCCGGAATCGTGACGGTCGACTCTCCGCCGCCAGCCTCGACGAGGGTGGTCGTCCAGCCGACAAGCGCGTCAGCCGCCGCCACGACGGCCCCGGCGAAGTCTTCGAAGAACTGAATCACGTCCGGCCCAATCGCATTAACAAGCCGTTTTTGCTGGCTGCCGATGTAGTACGCGCGATTTCCGCTAATCGTTCGGGAATGAATGCTTGGCATGGTTGCTCCTTTTCTCAGTCAACTTTTTTCCGCGGGTTGAATCCCTCTTCGGCCCTGACTTCGTCCGGTTCGAGAATCCCGGCTTCGACAGCGATCTTCCAGGCGGCCCAGCGCTCAGTCGGCGCGCCGCGCATCAGGCCCGACAGGTCGAATTCCAGCCGCGGGTCGGCGGCCACAAACACGGACCGCGCAAACTCGGCTTCAATCTTTCTGATCCACGGCGCCAGCGTCGATTGCGCGAACCAGCGCGTCAGGGTTTCGGTGTTATTGAACGAACTGTTCGAGAGGTCGCCCACGATGACGGGCGGGACGTTGTACAAGCGGCAGAGTTCTTCCGTCGTGAACTTGCGCGAGTTCAAAAACTCGGCGTCTTCCGGCGAAATGGAAATCTGTTTCCACTTCATGCCGCCGTCGAGAATCATTGCCTTTGCGGTGTTCTTGGCGCCGCCCCATGATTCCTGGATGTTCCTGATCAACTCGCGCCGCTGCTCTGGCTTCAGCGTTGCGTCGAGTTCGATTGAACCGGAAGGATTGACGCCGTTCGCGTACAGGCTGTTTGCGAATTGCTGGATGGACAGGCCCGCCTGGATGACCGCCGCGGCCCGTTGCAGCCGGGAACGGCCGATAAGCCCGTCGTCGGATCGGTCGCGCAGGTGGAACACTTCGCCCTGCAGCAGCCGCCGCATGCGGCCGGTACCGCCGACAGACGTCATTTCGGTGACGTCGTACACAAGGCGGCCGGTCGGGAGCAGCTGAATATTCGCATGCTCGAACGGGATAGGTTTCAGGCCCACGACGGCGCCGCGGCCATCGGTCACGATTTCGGAAAGCGCGTTGCCGCGCGCGAGAACGCTCGCCAGCGTCCACTCGGTCCAGTCGGCCCAGCTTTGATGGATGTTCGGCCCGTTCGCGATCAAACGGCCTATAGGGTGTCCTTCGTCGATCGTCTGGCCGGAATCCTGCCGGCGGTAGACAAAACACGGCAGAGAGGCTACAGCGCTCGAAATCGCGCCCACGCACGCGAGAACCGTCGACAGGTTTTCGGCGATCGCCGGGGAGACGAACGCCCCGCCCAGGTCAACGCCGCCGCGCAGCGCCGCCCACGATGGCTCGATCGCGCGCGTCTCCGTCTTTCGCCGCGGGATGTCCGCGATGCCCAGGCTGATCATCGGCAGGTTTCCAGGTAGCGCAGCGCCAGCGAAAGCGCCGGTGTCGCCGATCGCGGATTGACGGTTGTGCCCTCATAGGCGGGAAAGCTCGAAACGACGGAAATCTCCCGCAAGTCGACGGCCAGCAGCTCGCGCCGGTTGCCCGTCCACTTGTCGCCGCCCTTCGGTACCAGAAACCCGAACGACATGCCGCCCAGGTCGCCACGTTCGGCCAGCGTGAGAACGTCGCGGCCCGCGGTGGTGTCCGGGATGGAGAGTTCAAACTGAAGGCCTCTGGAATCCTCGGCCAGTTTCAGGTTGCCGCTTTTCGTTCGCGCGAGTACTCGGCCGGCGTCGTGATCCACCAGCGCCAGGATGTCGCGCCCGCTTTTCAGGGAATCGGCGAACGCTCCCGCGCGGATCGATTCGGTAAAGTCGGCGATGCGCGCCTCCACTCCGAAGCGCGCGGCGTAGCCTTCCAGTTTGCGGTCGGCGCGCCGCAACTCGATTACAGCGCGCCTTTCCAGCGTCAGCATCAGACCGTGACGTCAACGGATGCCGCGAAGGATTCAATGTGCCGGATTTGAACGTCGGCGGTGATGATGCCGCGCACGCTCACGTTGCCTTTGCTGTAGGCCGTGGACTCGTACGGATTGACCAGAAGGTCAAACACGCTCCAGTAGCCCAGCAGGATGTCGCCCCACTTGCCGAAAATCAGGTTGTGGTTCGTTGTTTCGATGGGGACGATGTTCGACGACGTCAGCGGATAACCGGCCAGCGAATTGGGATCCTGCATCACCATGACCGAATCCGTCGAACTGACTTTTGCGGTCGTGCGCAGCTTGCGGACGACGCTGGGATCGGTGAGGAACGCGGAGCCCTCGGAGTTCGCCAGGCTCACGGTCTCGATGAGCTCCAAAACTTTCGCCCAGGTCGTGGCATTGCTCACGGAGGTATCCAAGTCGTCCTGATCCAGCAGGCCGCTCGGCTCGTTTGTTCCGCCGCCCTGAATTGCCGCAAGGTCGACGGCTTCGGCGAGAATCTGCGCGAAATCGTCGCGGACCAGCGCCTCGATATCCGGCGAGGATTGCAGCAGCATGTTTCGCGAAAACTCCGTGATGGCGCCCACGTGTTTCGGCGTCATGCTCAATTTGTCAAACGTGTGGTCGCTCGGCGTGATCGCGGCGTTTTCCGCGAACCAGCCGGCCGTCGCGCTTCCGGTGCGCTTCGGGATATCGACGTTGCCCACCAGGCCCGACAGAACCCGCGCGCCCAGCCGCTTGATGACCAGCGCGTTTCGCAGCGTGTCGATGAACTGGCCCGAGAGTAGGTTCGTCGCGATGAGGTCGCCGGCGTCGACGGTGGTCGTGACGCGCTTTTCGAAAACCTGCATCGGAATCGCGATGCCCTGATACTGCATGCCGGAACGCTTCGCCAGCTCCCGCGAGAGTTCAATTTCCCGGCCGAAATCCACGCGGCCCGCCAGGTCCGGAACCTGCGACGCGATCGCGCGCACAAGCGAAAATTTCCGCAGTTCGGCGTCCAGGTGATCGTCGCCGCTTGTGTTCAGCGGCTTTCCTTCCATGCGCCGCTCGGCTTCGTCCATGACACGTTGCCGCTCGATGCGCGCCTCAATCCCGTCCAGTTCGGTTTTGTGGGCATCGAACTCCCGCGCCTGTGCTTCGGAAAGGTCGCCGTTCTGCCCGGCAGGCGCCGCCGTGAGCGCGCGCATCTTGGCCACGATTGCGGCCCGCTGTTCCAGAAGTTTTTTCATTAGAGACTCCTCGGTTGATTACCGGGGAGTCGCGCTGTGGACTTCGGTGCAGCCGATGGCGGGACCGAAGGAACGCGCAAACTGCGCGGGTTAGATTCGTCAAAGGTTTTAGCATACTGCTCCAGCGCTGTCACGATGAGTTTCAGCCCGCGGATAACCAGCATCAGGCAACTATGCTGCGCGGTGGTCATAGGTTGATTGCCAGCGGTTCGCTAAAGTCGTAAACGGGCGGCCCGGGTTGACGCGCCCGGAGCCCGCACGCCATGGCGAGCGCGACAAGTCCGTCGACGCGCTCCACGCTTTTGCTTTTCGAAATCTTTCGCGCGCCGGCCGGATCGATCTCCACGACGGCGTTTGAAACGTTCCACGTGAGACATGGATGCTTCGGATGCCGCAAGGTCTGATTGAGAACCGCGGACTCGAGCGCGTCGACCGCGGGCCCCATGTCGGCGAATCCCTGC